ACACTTATGGAAAGAAAGACTTTTCATTAGAAGGAACATATATACAAAGTTTAGACATGGCAAATAATCTTATGAAATGGATGGTAGACAAGGTCATGGTCCCTAAAAAATCTATGTGTTTAACAATTTTTGCAAACCCTATGATTCAGTTGGGAGATATCGTTAAAGTTAATTACACTGTAGATGGTGTTCAGCAAGTTCCAAATTCAAGGTTTGTTGTTTACAATACAGAGTATCAAAGAGGTTCAGATGGACCATCGATGACTATATATTTAAGTGAGGTAGTGTAATGGCAGACCCAAAACCACAAGCAGCAAAAAAAACTTTATTTAGATATCTAGATAAGAATCCAGTAAAAGTAGCAACATCTAACCTGTTTATAGATACGGAAAGCGTACCTGTTGACTACATGGTTGGAGTTGTATTTGGTTCTATTGGTGGACAAGAACTAATTAATTATTCAATGACAGAATTGTCTGGCGAAGAAAATACTTCACCTATTAAAGATATTTATAAGATTAATGAAAAGTTTAGTTCAAACAACATTTTGCAAACAAATAGAAACTCTCAAAATTCCAATGCTCCTGGAACTTCAGAATTTACTTTAGATTTGCTAGACTATACTTTGGAGGTAAGTGACGAAGCATCTTCAACAGGATACAACTACATTGTTGATAGGGACACAGATATTGCCGAAACAAATCCACACATATACATAAACTCTAATTGGCAAAATATAGTTATAAACCTTTCCGATGCCACAGAAGGGCTAATTTTAGAGTTAGACCTTGTTAGATTTGGAGAAACACTGTAGTGTGTTATAATAGGATATAATGATTACTTCAAAAGGACGAGACATATTAGCCAAGTATTTAGTTGGTCAAATCCCAACATATGCTTCACATATTGCTATTGGCTCTGGACCATTGCCAACAACAACTCCAGGAAATTACATAGGCAAAACAGAATTAGATTTTGAAATGGGAAGATTTCCAATAACCTCTAGGTCAATTGTTGCAGATAGAGTTAGTGTTTCTGTATCAAACATAGCCACAACAACTACTGGTCAATACTATGTACTTACAGTAGCATCTCATAATTTTTATATTGGTCAAAAGGTTATTTTAATGAATGCACCATATTTTGGTGGTACATCACCAACTACAATATATGACCCAAACAGAGTTCATACTATATCTTCTACAACTGCAACAACAATAACAATAGATTTTGGAGAAACACTTGGTGGTAACATTGGCACAGTTTCACAATCATCACCTGGTGCAACAGTTTCTGGAATTGTAAAACAAATATCTCTTACAGCAGAACTACCATATTCTGGTAGATATGAAATAACAGAATTAGGTTTATACTCTAGTGGAGACAATCCATATGTTTCTGGAGTATCTAGTCAAATAGTATCAAACTTTTTAGAGACAGAAGATTGGAAATTATTCACAAGTTCATCAAACTCTCTTGCATCACTAATAACATACTCAACTATAGGTTCTGCAGATGCTATAACTGTTGCTGAAAATGCTTTTAGAACAAATTCAGATAACGTATTTTTTAATTCTACAAGAGTTAACAGAGAAGAAAGACCAAGATTTCTACAAGACACAATTATTATTGCAGGAAATATATCTAACTTCTCTGACCTAAACACTGCTACTGGAGACTACATAACTTTAAGAGATTTTCCAATAGATTTTTCTAAAAATAATCCAGACGATGAACTTAGGATAGCCTATTCTTTAATTAATTCTGTTGCTACACCTAGCCAAATTCCAAAAAGTTTAAACATTATGTTAGAGTTTATAACTAGTGATGGTAATAATTCTGCTAAATATCATTTTAGAGACACAGATGCAACTAACCTAATATCTGGAACTGGACCGTATACATCTAGTAGATATAGAATAAAATCAAAAAAGATATCTGAAGGAAATCTTTCTTCTGGATTTTTTTGGCAAAATGTTAATGTCGTTAGAATTTGGGCTAGTGTTGAATCACAAGAAGCCTATGCAGGTGCAGTGCTGACAGACTTCGATATCTGTTTAGACGCTATAAGACTTGAGAATAAATCAAATAATAATCCATTATATGGTTTGGTTGGATATACTGTTATAAATACTGCAGGTATTCCAATAGTAAAAAATGACAACATGTCTCATCAAGTAGAGTTTAGATATGTTATTGGAGAAACAGATAATGTCTAAAGAAATACAGATTCCAATTAACGAATTTGATTATTTTACATCTGATGGAACCTATGTTGGTGTAAAATTTAGGTATCGTCTTAAAGAAGATGCTACAGATAATAGTACATCGCAATGGTCAGAAGTAAAAGAGTTAATTTTTAAAGATGAACAAAATAAAAATATAACCCTATCTGAAGCAAATGGTTACGAGGCTCCAACAGAGGTTTCACGAACAAGTCCAATAACCTCGTTGGCGTTTAATACTTATGGTGCCGATACTCCAAAAATGATGCCAAGCCAAATAGACCAAATTATTTCTCAAAATATTTTAACATCTGGTTTTATGCCTACTCCAAAGAATGACTTGTATAGACTTTCCTTTATTACTCCAGAAAATTTTAACATTGGAAAATTTGATATTTTTCAATCATGGAGGGGGGTTGCTTATGTGCATCCAACAGCAAACGTTTCGGCACCATCTGGTTCGGGTCCATATACTGGAACATTAACTCTTTCTGGAACAAACGCAACTATTAGAGCACAAACACTAAAATCTTATACCGACTGGTATTATTTAAACGTTGGTTTAGACCTTCCTATTTATGCTACCGAAGGCACCAGAGTTCCAGGCAACACGCTCGTTATTTCTGCATATTCTGGACCTGCAACTTTTTCTATAAGGTCTGAAGATACTTGGGTAGGTAGCGGAACTAATGGCTTTACAAATATTTCCAGAATAAATGTTTTTACTGAACCAGAATATCTTACAACAATAGATACAAATAGAATAGAATTTGCCAAAAAAACACAATCAAACAAAGTTTCTGCAACATTAGTTGCTGGTTCTTCTGTTGTTCGTTTAAATGAAAGTGTAGCAACGTCTGGTCTTGTTCCTGGAATGAAGTTAAAAAAAATTTCTGGACAAGGTAAGTTTAGCACAGACAATGCAATTATATCTCAGATAGATTATCAGAACAATTTATTATTTATATCTTATTCTATTGGAGAAACCAATACTCTTGCAGGACCTTTTACCATTTCTAGCGTTTCAGGTTCTGGAAGTAACTGGACTGCAACAATAAACTCTTCTTCACTTGGCAGTCTTTTTGAAGTTGGATACATGATTGGTGCAACAGCAGGAAGTCCTGGAACATTGGGCGATGGAATTGTTAGGGTTACATCAACAAACAATGCAACACAAATTACTCTTCAATCAAATAAACAAATAACTGCTGGAACAATTACAAACCTTACAACAATATACAGGAATAATCATAGCACTTCTGGATACATTGAATTTGTTGGAGATGCAAGTGATAGTTTTGATATTTCTTATGGTTCAGACACAAACATAAAACATTATTGGCTAACCCAATTTTTTTGTCAAAGCATCGTCACTGCCCCAACAAAAGATAGGGACTGGTCAAATTTATACACACTCCTGTCTGTTTCTGAAAATCAATTGGTTTATAATAGTGGGCTGGGCAAAATAACAGGTGCTTCTTCAACAACTAAAACAATAACAGGAATGAATATGCCATATCAATCAAGTGCATCTGCTGCTGGACTTAGGCTATACGCTAATCCAACAACTGGAGGAGGCTCTTTTGGTAGCGGAGAAGTTAAAGTTGCTAGATATATTAGCGGAAATTCTATAGAAATTGTTTCTACCGCAGCAATCACCAATGGCTTTGTCTATGGAATTAGACTTTGATGTGGTATAATTAAATCATGGCACAAGTACCTTCACTACCAAGCAATGGGCAACCAATAGACACCCAGTATATCTATGATATCGTTAGTTCTTTGATTAGCATTAACGGAGAGTTGGCAACAACTGGAACATCAGATGTTCAAGAAGCAAACTCATCAGAACTTAGTGTTAAGACTAACAATCTTAAGTTTCAGGCAAAAAGTCAGAACGTTGTAAATAGTGCAACAGTATCCAAAGATGCACCAACTAGTGGTCAGGTATTTTTTAAAACTCCATTTACCCAAACACCAGTTGCTACAGCAACACTACTTTCCAAAAGCACGTCTTCTCAAGGTGCAACGCTTATAATTACTGGGGTAGATAATTCTGCTGTGTATTACACTGTAAATTATACAACAAAGGGAAAGACAACCCTAGATATAAACGTTATTGCTATTGGAGTATAATGGCTGCTCAGACAATGGAAGAATATAACGCTTCCCCTGTTATTTCAGGAAGCAAAAAAGTATGGTTTCTAAATGGAAACCTAGTTCGTGTATATCACATGAATAACTCTAACGGTATAATGTCTGTTTATAACATTACACTTGACCAGATAGAAAGTTGTTTAGTTAGTGATTTCAAAAAGAATAGGGAAAGAGCATACACCGTAGGACAGGCTGCAAGCCTTGTTAACAGGCATAAAAAATATATGCCAGCATTAATGCTAAAAGGTGTTATTCCCTTCCCTATGGGGTCACAGAAGGGCGGAGAGAGGGGCTGGCAGGTCCGTTCTTACTATTCCGAATCACAAGTAAGAGAAATTCGTGATATACTAGCATCCTACCACCACGGTAGACCAAGAAAAGATAAACTAATAACCAACGATGTAACACCTACAAAGCAAGAGTTGACAAGGCGTATGGGCGATGGTATACTGGTTTATACAAAGACAGAAGATGGCAGATTTGTGCCTATCTGGAATGAATCAATTTAGTTCTTGAAAGGAACACTGGGTATGAATAACGATGAGACTAAGGTTACAGTTGGGCTAGGCTATACGCTCAACTTGGGTAACTTTCAATCCTTGCGTATTGACCTATCTGTATCAGATAGTAAGCGTAATGGAGAAAATACAGCAGATGCTTTTGAACGTGTGTATGCGTTTGTTGAGCAGAAATTATCTGAAAAGGTAAAAGAATCTCTAGAAGAGGCTGACAATAAGTAATGGCTGAACGCAAAGACCGCATGGCTTTGCTTAGTCGCTACAGTAAACTACATACTGCAAAGTACCAAGAAAAGCCATCCCTAAATTTAAATGTTGAGCAATGGGCAGCAGATGCTCTGATTGCTTCGTATGGTATATCAGAATGCTATGACTTACTAGAATACTATTTTGATGTATCTGAAAATCCATCATGGAAATATTTTGCAAACTATGCAGAACACATTGTTTACAAGCGTAAACAAGTGCAACAAGATTTACAAGAACGCCAAGAGCGTAGACTGAAAGCGAAAGAGTGGCTAAATGAATAACACAGAATCAAAACTAATCTCTGCTGTATTGGCAGACAAACAAGTTCACGTTTTGCTACAAGCAAACGTAGATAACATCCTAAGAACCCATAACGATATCTGGACCTTTATCCGTAACTATTCCGAGACTAATGGAACAGTTCCACCAGTATCTTTGGTTGTGGATAAGTTCCGTGACTTCGCCCCTGTTGATGGTGTTGGTGCCACCAAGTATCATCTAGAAGAACTACAGGCTGAGTTCCTGAATGATAGTCTAAAGGATGTTCTTAGAACAACTGCTTCGGATGTTCAAGCAGGTCAGGGCACTAAAGCATTAGAAGACCTTATTCAAAAGACATCAGAACTAAAGAAGAACACAGCAGTTATCCGTGACATTGATGCCACTGATATTGATTCTGCTGTTGCATACTTTGAAAACCTTGCTCGTCAGAATGAACTAGGCTCTATTGGTATCAAGACTGGTTTGCCAGGATTTGACAACTATCTTCCTGCTGGTATTACCCCAGGACAGTTGGGCGTGTTCCTTGCTTATCCAGGTATTGGTAAGTCATGGTTTGCTCTCTACATGGCTGTACAAGCATGGAAACAAGGTAAGTCACCACTAATCATCTCACTTGAAATGTCAGAGACAGAAGTTCGTAACCGTGTGTTCGCTATCATGGGTGAGGGTCTTTGGTCACATCGTAAACTTAGTAATGGTCAAGTAGAAATTGCAGATTTAAAACGCTGGCATGCAAAAGAACTTGCTGGTAGACCAGAGTTCCATATTATCTCTAATGACAACGGTGGAGAAGTAACTCCATCAGTTATTCGTGGTAAGATTGACCAGTACAAGCCTGACCTAGTTATCGTAGACTATCTACAGTTGATGTCCCCTAACCAGAAGTCTGACAACGAGACTGTTCGTATGAAGAACCTTTCTCGTGAACTAAAGTTGATGGCTATCTCTGAAGAAATGCCTATCATCTCTATCTCATCTGCTACGCCAGACGATGTTACTAAGTTGGACACAGTTCCTACTTTGGGACAAACTGCTTGGTCTCGTCAGATTGCGTACGATGCTGACTGGGTTCTTGCACTTGGTCGTGCCACTAACTCGGACATCCTAGAATGTGTATTCCGTAAGAACCGTAATGGCTTTATGGGTGAGTTCTTGGTGCAGGTTGATTTTGATAAAGGCTACTATCGTTATAAGGATTTTGAAGATAACTAGTTATAATAGAATGTGGACAACATACATCACAGACCTATTAAGAACTTTACGTTTGACGGAATTATTAAGAATGATGCCGCAATCGGTAGGCTTCGCTTAGAACTTGTGAGACTCAAGGTACTTGAGATGTGTGAATTGGGGTATGTGCCAAGGCTTGACATAGACCCACAATTTACGATAAAATATAATAGCGAAAAAGATTATTACGAGTTTACATTAACCGTATACGGAACATATACAGGAAAGAATAAAGCATTATGGATAAAGGGAATAGACGGAACACAAATAGTTCCTACTCAAAAGAGCAAATTAAAAGAGTTATCACAGGGTCAGGTATCACAATCGAATCAGAAGTAGATTCTGATTACATTATCTTCTGCCCATTTCATAACAACTATCGCTCACCTGCTGGCGAAGTAGATAAAAATTCTGGTCTATTCTTTTGCTTTTCCTGCCAGCATGTATGCGACCTACCATCCCTGATTATGCATACATCTGCCAGAACCTACTTTGAATCTGTTCGCTACATCAAGTCTAAAGAAACTGAGACTGACCTTTCTTATCAGATTAATCAAACACTTGTTCAAAAACCAGACTATGTTCCGTATGACGAGTTGCAGATTAAGAGATTGAATCAGCAAGCATTGGAATCTCCAAGGGCAACTAGGTACTAC